ATTCAATCTATAAGAACGATGATTTAGATTATTTAGATGGCGTTATGGCTAAGTCAAAGTCATTACAAGAACAACACCCTGACGTTGCTAAAGTTGTTTGGCGTTTTAATCGTTGGCATCACTTTGTAGATTATTCGATGTTTAAAAAGAATAAGCCTATAAAGAAAAAAGATTTAGTAATACCGACTGGGGTGAATAACTATGGCATGACTCTTAAAGAGGTGGCTATATGAGTTGGACTTTTGAAAAAGTCGATATTAACCTCTTGGACAACCTTAATCTTAATAGTCATGAAAAGCTTTTATATATTTTAATTAGTCGATTTAAAAATGTTAAAAATGGAATTAACATTACTAACTCCTATTTAATGAAAAGAACTGGGATTCAATCTAAAGTAACTTTACGAAAATATTTAGATCGTCTTGCTAATTTCGGCTTAGTTGCAAGAAATCAACCTAATTTTAAAAAACCTAATAGATTTACTTTTGACAAAACCCAAATGCAAGAATTTATAAATACTAATAATGGGAGACGAAGAAAGATGTCTAAAATTATGAAAGCCACAAAATCACAACAAAAAACTTATTCACAAAATATTAACATTGGAAAGGTTATTCCTATTAAAAAGAAAATTTAGGGGGTCAATTTTTGACCTATAGGGGTCAATTTTTGTACCCCTTATATAGAGATTAATTAATAGAGAATAATATATATATGGATCAAAAAGAAAAAATAAAAAAAGTTATTGGTAACTTCGTTAAAAATCATAATATTATTTATAAAACTGCAAAAGATAAAAGAATAAAAAATAGAAAAGCATACGACCAAAATAAAAAAACAAAACAACTTCAAAAGTCTTTATCTAAAGATAGGTTCAATACTTATTTAGATTCAATCTATAAGGAAGATCCAGATTCAACCTATAAGGCTTCAGATTCAACCTATAAGGAGAATAAGTAAATGCTAACTACTAGATTAACTATAGATCAATTAGATCGTTTTTTAATGGTTACAAGTTGGGTAGATGATAAACTTCCACCAATAAACAATAGAAGAGTCCCTCTTATGTTTAAATTCTTAGATATAGGAGAAACTAAAGAGTCATTAAAAAATTCGGATACCCCTAGTGCTAGACTCAAGATCATTCCAACATCAAAACAATTATCTATATATGAGTTTATCACTTGTTTAATGGTCGATGCACGGCCATCGACAAGGGAACTTCTATATTTACGCAACTTTCCCCATCGTAAAAGCTATAGAGCCTTAAAACGCCTCTATTTAGATTGTAGCCATGAAAAGTTAAGATACCTCTACAATAGAGCATTAGTCGAAGTATGCGACCTAGCCAATAAAGACCTTAAAAAGTACCTTTAACCCTCAATTGGTGGATGTTTAATTAATAATCCTAGTCTATGAGGTTTATCTTCAATACCTAGCTTTTCTTCTAATTGTTGAGCAAATAAACTAATTCTTTTTTCTAGTTTATCTTGGTCTAATTTTGGCGACCATTTAGTATTTACGCTTAATGACATATCTATGATTAAATCCTTAAATCCACTCATTAAAGCTTCTTGGATTTGTTCATCTTCATCATCTAGCACATCTTCAATAATATCTTTAGCAAATTCATAATATCCTTTTAATGTACCTTGCCAAACTCCATCTTTATCTAATAAATCACGACTCATATTTGACTCCTTTATCGTAATAATTATTAATGGGAAATTTATAGATTTGAGGATATTTAATAGCTTGAACATCCCCAAAATCCATAAATAAGAAAGATTTGCGACCTAGTGGTAATTTAATTAGATCGCAAATAGTTTTAAAGTTTTTGTTTTTCATTAAAGAGACTCACACTTTAATAAATCGTCAAAAGCATCACCTAAAAAAGTTTTTAATTTTTTAGATTGTTTTTGAATTATCTTAAAAGTCTTTAATGATTTAATAGAATCATCGCTATAACCACAATTAGCACAAAATTCTTCAAATCCATCAAGACTAATTAAATAATCACTTTTAAGACAATCCAAAACATCTTCTATTTTTGGATCGCCACTAATACCAATGCCTTGACTAAAATAAAGTTTTAATTGTCTATAACCATATCTTGTGTCCAAGTGATTACCATTTAATCTAAACTTTCTTTTTAATCTAATTACAAAATGATTCATTCTAGACGATTCAAGATCATTCATATTAGGATTAGAGTCACTATATTCACTTTGTATAGTAATTTTATTGTCAAATTTAATATATTGATGAGCAATAAAATCTTTAATTGTTGTTGGTTTGGGTGTTATGTTCCACTCTTTTGATAAATCTAAATGGTTAGTAATCCAATTTCTAGCATCACCACTATTAGAAAATGATTTTTCAAAAGATTCATTATCTTTGTTATTGTTTATTATATATTGCATAGTTTCCTCTCTATTATTGTTATACATAAGTTATAACATTATTATATTGATTCTATGTTAGAGTCAATTGCTTACATTATTAATTTGACAAGTTGCCAATTTTAAAGGAATTATTGAATATACTAGATATAGGTATATTTAATCATTTTTGGCTTTATCTAGTGTTTAGGTTAATTAGCCCTATTTTTTATACTCTTTTCTTTCTCTCTCTCTCATAAATAGGGCTATCTAAGGACCAGAGAAAGCGAATCACAACAAAATTTAAAGAATTATGGCAAATAAGACCAAATACAGTAGAGAATTAATAAAAGAAATCATGGAAGAACTTGCAATTGGCAATTCAATTCGATCTTGTCTATCTCCACAAAATAAGAAAGAGAATCGTCCATGTTGGGAAACTTTTCGCTCTTGGCTAAATAAAGACGATAAACTTCGAAATGAGTATGCTCAAGCTAAACAAGATGGGATTGAGTTTTGTCTTTCAGATGCACAGGATTTGATTAATGAAAGTATTGCTAATAGTAGATTAAAAGAGAAGACCGATTTAGGTCAAACTCATTTAGTTAAAGCATTTGTTGATCTTGCTAAATGGAAAAGTGAACGACTTTCTCCGAAGATTTACCAAAAAAAGGACTCAATGGCATTGAATTTTGATAAAAACACTCCATTGGTTGTTAAGTGGGATAAATAGAAAAGTATTGATTTAATTGGTTAATAGTTAAAATCATCCGAAGATCGCACAAAACTAGCACAATGATGGTTATAGTTGTAAATGTTCATGTTTTGTTCTTTGTAATGGTTCTAAACTAGCAAGACTTTATAAGTTTTTTATAAGTATTTAAAAAAAGTAAATAAACAAAGGCCAAAACAAGAGAGTCAAGTGATCACAATTCACTAGACTAAAATAAGTGAGGATTTTGGGGGGTTTTTAACCGACCCTGCGCCTGAACTCATTTGGCCTAGCGTTATAATTATGATGGAAGTTACACACAACTAAATTAAGGAATTTCAATGATGGACTTTGACGATGATAAACAAGGTTACTCAGCAGTAATATATATTATGGAAAGTAGTAAATCAGTTGTTGTTCACTTTGGTGGCTTTAACGACCTTAGAGAATGTAGATATTTCTCTCATCACATCATGGAAGATTTTGGCATAGAACAATTATTAAATGTTCCTCAAGGAGTCACAGTACATTAGGGGGGTTTTGTTTTACAATGCCAAACATTGTTATTCCATACAAGCCAAGAGATTTACAAAATTTTTTGCACAAAAAAATTGATAAGCACCGTTTCAACGTCCTGGTCCTACACCGTAGAGCTGGGAAAACAGTAATGATGATCAATCATATGCTACGCAGTGCTTTGATGAATCCTTTGCCAAACTCAAGATATGCTTTCCTCAGTCCGACTTTCAAGCAAGGTAAGGCCACTGCATGGGACTATATAAAACAATTCGCAGGGAAAATACCTGGTACAAAATTTAACGAAAGCGAACTTAGATGTGATTTGCCAAATGGCGCAAGGATCACAATTTTAGGCGCAGAGAATGATCAGGCTCTCAGGGGTATATTTTTAGATGGATGTGTATTCGATGAAACACAATCTATTAAGCCTACTATATTCCCAGAGATTATTAGACCTGCGTTAGCAGATCGTAAAGGTTGGTGTGTGTTTATCGGTACGCCAAAAGGTAGAAATTATTTTTGTGAATTATATGAACAAGCGTTAGACAACAAAGAATGGTACGCTTGTGTATTTAAAGCTAGTCAAACTAAGATACTAGACGAAGAAGAATTAAAAGCTGCGCAAAGTGTAATGTCAGCTGATCTTTATTCTCAAGAATTTGAGTGTAGCTTCAACGCTGCGATTACAGGTTCTTATTATGGAGCAATAATAGAAGATTTAAACAAGCAAGGTAGGATTACCAATGTTGAGTACGATGAC